TGTGTGTCTGGTCTAGTAGCCCCTTGCCGAAATCTGGGTGCATGTGTTCGGTGAGAATATCTATGTGATGGTGTCGGTTTATCATTTTAGCTACATCATTTAACCAAGTGTCGTTATAGTCCGAGCTAAAGTATGGTGGCACGAAATAGCCAACTGTCTCAGCCCATTTCCTGTGGATAAAACCATGTGTACCGAACTTACCATCATGGACCCCAGAACCATCGTTGCCATAGACGAATACTATCTTGTCGGAGTAGGTGTCAAAAGCATTTCTAACTTTGTCATCCCAACCCCATGTCTTGAACACTATGTCGTCGCCTGAGTGCATTAGTATGTCGCCATTAGCTTTCTTGTAGCACTCGTTCCATAGCTCACTCAACACCAATCTAGGTCCCGTAAAGTAGGTGGTCTGTTTTGGTGGATTATCCATATACTCGTTTAGCTTTGGGTCATCTTCATCTAGGCGTACTATAATTTCAATTTTAGATGGGTTAGAAGCCGTCTCAAATATAGAATTGGCGAGTCGCACAATGTTTTCTGGTCTACCTCTGCTGGGTAGGAGTATGCTTATCATAATCCTGCCTTTCTTAATCTATCTTCGTATCCTCTATCTTCCATAGTCTTTTTATAATACTCAGGGGAGACATGAGTCCATACTTTGCCTGTTTTTATTGCACTGATTAGGGTTTGGTTCACCCCATACTTTTTCGCTATATCTCTTTGGTCTACCCCCCACATTAGTTGTATTTTTATATCCATTACTTCGTGGTTTTTGAGTTTACTGTTGTATCGTTCTTCTCCCCTTAAGTCCACTCTTCTATTTTTCTTAACCATGTCAGTATGGTTATCTGCTCTTGTCCCAGCGAATAGATGTTCTGGGTTAATGCAGGGCGGATTATCGCATTTGTGTAAGACGCACATTTTACTCTCTAGTTCCCCATTAGCTATTTCATACGAAAGTCTATGTGCTAGCTTTGTTGCCCTGGTTCCATCAGCCCTACTCCCAACAGTTCTAGTGCCGTAGCCACCCTTATTCTTTGTGCCTATCCACTCCAAGCATCCGTTAGGATTTTTATAGGTTTTTTCAAGCAAATCACTCATCGTTAGCTTTTTCTTTTTTCTTAGCCATGTCTGCCTTAATTTGTTTGAGGTATTCAACTTTTTCTTCATACCCCCTATCGTACATTGTCTTGAGATAGTAGTCAATGTTTTCGTGCCAATTACTCTCATTAGCGAATGTTCTAGATAGGTTATCGGTCATGTGTCCTACATAATATCCACGCTCCATTATTAGGCGGCTGAACCTAGAGTCCTCTTGTAGTTTAGATTTCTCGCCATTATCCCATTTACTCTCTGGCCACTGTACGCCCTCGTCCCAAACTTTGCGTTTAACTACACATGGACCACCAACACAGCCAGGCCAAGGATTAATAACCTTTCCATTGACTTCTAGGGCTCTCAGGGCGGCTCTAGGGTCCTCAATGGCTTCATTGTCCAGTCCAAGCTGCCCAAGCTCTGGAATCGCCTTAAAATAGCCTATAACGGAGTCATACCAGCCCTCTCTTAGTTCCATGTCGTTATCTAGTCGCATTAGGTGTGTGGCGTCGTATTTTTTAAGCCCCTCAGTCCAACCTATATTAGTAGCTTTGCCAGGATAGAAGTTTTCCTCGTTGAATATCGCCATATCTATCTTCCCTCGGTTTAATAGGTTCTGTAGGTACTTTTTGGTGCCATCTGTGGAGTTGTTGTCTACTACTACAAGGAAGTATGGCTCAGTCATAGTAGCCCACAGGTAGTTTAGGGTTTTCTTCGTGTAATTAAGACGGTTATATGTGATTAGGCAGACTAGGAGTTTCATTTCTTGCCCCAGTCTATATACGATTTCTTTTTAGGTACTGCTTTAGCCTTGCCTAGTTTTATTAGTTTGACGGCGTGTTCTTTAGATACATTCATGGTCTCTGTTCCAGACATTACTTGTACTAAGTCTCCCTTCTTCTCTGGTGGGTAAGACTGTATCTCTTTTAAGCGCTTGTCTTTTATAATCTTAGTCCATGTTTCTGTTTGGTGCGCCCCATTGTTGGTGCCAGACTTGCCCAGTTCAATTAACTTGCGTTGCCCTAGCTTGGTCGGAATAACATGTATCGGTATGTTTAAGTCGTGTAGTTCAAAACTAAAAGTGATATCGTGTAGTCCGTATCCATCACCTGATTCGTTGTGTACGGCTGTAAACTTGATGTATTCTCCATAGTTTTTAACATTCCATTTGGTGTCGGTTCTGAAGTAGGGTGATTTGAGTTCATTAAACACCTCTTTCTTTATTAGTAGGCAACCAGTTCCACAGAACAGCACCTTTTTAGAGGCGTCTCTAAATACTGAACCCCTGCCCTCTTTAGTTATTGGATAATCTGCTGTAACTACAGCTTTATCTGCATCTAGTAGCTTTTTTAGTGTTCCCTTTGGTAGCACCATGTCATCTTCTACTATCCAGATGTGGGTAATGTTGGCGTCAAACAAAGCCATTTGTAGTGGGGTTTCAAAACAGTCTGGTATTGGTCTGCCATGTGCAAAGAATATCTGGTAATCGTAGCCCTTTAAGTTGTCTAGCAACTCCTGAGCAGTTCTACTGAATATAAGCCCTCTGCTTGGGAATATGACGCCTATTTTAACGGACACGAGAAAAGTCCCTTCCGTCATTAAGATATGGTTGCTCGTTATCGTCATAACTGATAAATGGAGGTATGTCCTCCCAATACTTGACGTGCTTTACCCTGTTTAATGCACCCCTTAACAGGTTAATGTTTTCTAGGTCTATCATTCCTGATACAGCGTCTCTGCCCACTTCGGTCAGTTTGTCTATTTCGTGTTTGCCGTCATTTACACCAGCTTGACCAAGCTTGACTAACTTACGCTGTCCAGCAGTTCTAGCCATTGGTTTAATCGGCATTTCCTGTGAGTGAAGTATAAGTCCAAATCTTAAATCATGTAATCCGTAGAATACTCTGTCTAGCTTTCTTGGCCACCAGTGTAATGTGTCGGTATCTATGAATTGTTCGTATGTGGTGTCGGTGCGCCAAATAGGTTTCTCCATATTCTCTAATACAGGTCTCGCCACCAACATAAAGCCAGTACCAGTCCAGAAAGCATAGCCCTCTGGGTCGTGCAAACAAGTAGAGTCTCCGTTCTGTCTGAAAGGATAGTCTAGTGCCGTAACTGGGTAGCGTTCCTTAAACATCTCCATAAGTATTCCTTTAGGAATAATCATGTCATCTTCACAGAATAGAAATGCAAAGTTGTTTGGGTCTTTTAAGGCTTCTTCGGTTGGGTTGTTGAAACAGTCTGGTAGTGACTGCTCGTGCGCCCAATATATTTCCCATTCAAAGGGTAGCGTTGCAAGCTCTCGCAGTAATTCTTCCAACGTCTCGCTAAACATCAATCCCCTAGAAGGGAGTATGACGGCAAGCTTTTCCACCTATTCCTCGGAAACTATTTCTTCTAGTTGTGATACTAATTCGTTAGCTACTACCAGTCCATCTCTTGTTTGGCGGAGCTGACCTTCGTATTCGCTTACTTTCTGTTGTAGTGCTGCCTTAGTGTCGTCATCTTTGGCGGCTTCTAGTCTAGCGCTAGTCATGGTTACATCAAATACCAGTCTGTTCACAATCATCTTCATTTGATTAGATTGCTCTCTAGCAAAGCCAAGTCGTGCTACTGGTGGTACATTAAGTTCCTCAGTGATTTTGTGCTTTTCAGCTACTTGGTTGTATCGTTCTAGTGTTGTCATAGTTCTCCTTAATTCTTATGACTATAGTGTAGCAATAATTAGTACAGTGTCAAATAAAAAGCCCCTCCGTAGAGGGACTAATTATGTTGACAGTTATTAAACTTTAGTGCTTAATAACGTAGCCGAATCCGTCTCGTAGGGTTGTTACACCGTACAATACGTCCACTGTGACCAACCAACCAAGGTATTCTTGCTTGTATTGAGTCTGAGTTCGTGGAGAACTTTGCATAGCGATAGCTGCTGCTTCTTCGTGGAAGAATAGAGAGTTGTACTCATCTGTAGCTGTATCTAGGTACACAAGGTTTTGTGACATAAATACTTCGGCGCCATAGATAGTTCCAAGCTTACCATTCTTGATAGCTTCACCAGTTCCAAGAGCGTCATAACGAACGAACTTGTCAATTGCAAGTAGTTCTTTTTCGCCTTTTGGATGAACGACCATTTTACGGCCAGTCTTAGGTGCTTTGTTTTCACTTAGGTACTGGTTTACAGATAGAACTAGGTCGTCTGTGATTGCAGTTCCGTAAGCACCGATAGTTTTGCTATCAGATTTCCATTCAGTTGTTACAACTGCTGCGATGTCTGCGTCTACTTTTTCAGCGATTGCGTAACCAGCTGCTTTAGTGTAGTCAGAACGAGTGTCGTAGTTAGACTGTATAGAAAGGATATCTTCTACTAAGAATGAACTTTCGTAGTGTCGGTTAATTGTTATTGTTGTTTTAGTTTCTGTGTTGTAGTTAAGCGTTACAACTGTGTTTTCAGCTTTTAGGTTAGCAGAGATTGTTGATACGTTAGGGATTTCAACAGTCTGTCCTGAGCTTTTAACGTCTCGGTCGTAGTGCTTGAATAGAGGCAAAAGAACTAGGTTTGATTTAACAAACATCAAAGTTTCTTTGCTCCAAATGTTAGGTCTGAAAACGTCACCACCAGTTACACCAGCGTTTACGTTACCAGAGCCATAAGCTCCTGTAGTTGCCATTGGATTATTTCCTTCTAATTGTTAATCCGTCTTTAAGAGCCTCTTATCGCTGCGTTTATTTCTGGTAGGCGTTTCTGATATTCATCAACGCTCATATTTGCTACCATGTCATCCACATTAGCGGCTGTGATTTTCTTTGATGCGTACGAGTTTGAGTTCGTTGCACCACTAGACGGAGGGGTTTGTTGTTGTTTCTGAGCTAAATTAGTCAGAGCTTCACGACCTCCCTCTTTCTTCAGACTTTCTAATCTTTTAGGGTCTGAATACTGTTGTGCCAAGAAATGAGCCTTTATATGGTCCATGCTTTGTAGGTCGGGGTATTGCTGCGCTATCTGAGATAATTGAGCGTGATGCTCTCTCATATCAGGGTTTGCTTCGTACCAGTCCCTTACATAAGTCCTAAGCTCTTGTTGGTTCTGCCGTTGTACGATTGCATCGTATCGTTCGTCACCTGTCTCCTCCAGAAACTCTGGTGGTTTGACATTCATCTTTGGCTTGTTTTGGGTTACCTCATGCATCTTCTTTTCGGCGTCTTTATACATTTTGGCGAGCTTTACAGGGTCGTCCATCGGAAGTCCCTTTTTCTCAGCCCATGCCTGTATATCGTCGTCGTCAGCTTGTGATTCTTGCTGTGGTGCCTCCTCTTGCGGTTGCTCCTCAGAATCGTTGGATTCTACCGAATCGGCTGTTGATTCATTAGGTTGGTCTTGTGTTTGCGATGCGTTTTCCTCGGCTTGTGGGCTTTGGTCTACTGCTTCCGCTTCAGTTTCTTGTGGTTGTGCTACTTGAGCGCCATCATCTGAAGTTGTGGTGTCCATCACTTCTCCTTTAATTATTAATTTACACCCAGCTTTCCGAGATTACACTCGGAGATAAAGGGGGAAAGGTCACTGGGATGTTATTTTTCCTTCCCCCCCTTGTCTCCAGGTATATCTTTAGGTACGAACGCCAAGTAGTCAAGGTGTTCTATTGCTAATCTTACACCATAAGCTCTATTTAATAAAGCAGATTGCTCTGTGCTTGGTGCAGATTCAGCTTCAGCTAATAGCTGTGAACGCCTGTCTGTTAGCTTGGTTCTCATATCCTTACCTAGAGGCGAGGCGAGAAACGATTTATATTGTTTAGAAAGCTCCGTTTTGTCCATTTACATCCCCTAACATTGAACTTCTTGCTCTACCTAGTGCTTCGGCTTCGTCAGCACCACGCATTAGATTATCAGCTTCATATTGCTCCATGTGTGACTCTGATGGTTCAAAGCCAGCATCCATTTCCATTTGCATTTTTACATCTGGTGGAGCGTCTTTATAATTGATAAGCATCTTAGGGTTTTGGTCATCTTCTTTTTTATCACCCATTTGTGCTAATTCCTCGTCTGAAACTATTAACTTCTGTACCTTGTCGCCATCTAGTTCAAAGGCTTCTTTCATTATTAGTTCGGTGAGGTTCTTCTGATTAACGAAAGGTGAACCAAGCATAGCTGTGTACATTTCTTTGTAGTCTCGCATCTTCTTAGCTTTTTCGTTTTGTAGTGTAGCCTGTAGTTTGATTCGTGGCTCGTAGTCACCCTGGAACTGTTCTGGGTCGTAAGTTTCCCATGATACACCAGTCTCGCCCAATACTCTTAGCATAGTAGGTTGGTTTACATACATCTGTATCATCTGGAATACTAGTTTGGCGAAGGTGTAGTAACCACCAGATTCCAATGCACTTAATAGGGCGTCAAATCGGCGACCAGCACTAGCAACCTGAGCTTTAATCTCGGTAGCAGTAGTGTCCCCAGATACGGCAGCACCCTTTATTACTTGTTCTACTGCGGTAGTTTCCCTGATTTCGTTCTTGATATTGACACGTTCGTTAAATGCACTTGACGGAATAAGTGGTTTCTGAACGGCTTGGTAGCTTCCAGGTTTGAATGGATAAATGGCGCCAGTTACATTAGATATCTTGTCTATATAGTCAGAGTATTGTGGGTCTAGCTCCATAACTGGGTCAAGTGACCAGCTAACAGCGTCAATGTTCTGGTTAGTGATGTCGTTAAGTAGTTCTTGTGCTTTGAATATAGGCTGTAGTTCGCTTCGTCCGTATAATAGTGATTCGTCAGGGTAGTTAGAGTCTACAATGAAAGGATACATGCCTTTAGGGTTTGGATATCCTAAGAATTGTTGGCGGGTCTTGTAGTAGTTTTCTTCTTCATAGATAATCTCTTTTTTATTACCAACATAGCAGACTTTATCTTTAGTCCAGTAGCAGATTACCTCTATTTGTCCAGATTGTCCGTTGTCATCTAGGGTTGAACCCATGAAGTCATCTTTTTCTTGCTTGTCAGATTCCTCGCCTGTGTCGTAGTTCTCGTCTAGCTTGTCTAGGTTCTTAAACTTAGGTACTAGTTCCTTACTAGTTGGGTCCATTTCGTCATAGTCGGGATTAACAACCATTTCTTCTTCTAAATCGGCTTTATTAGCAAAGAATCGGTAGCCCATGTATGCTGCGTCTTGATAAGTGAGTATTGTTGCAGTTGGGTCGCAGAAGAAGTCTCTTAGTGGTATGTTCTTGACTCTTGGTTGGTCAATATCCCAGTAAACGTACATTACTCCTGTTCCATATAGGAATAGGTTGCGTGTGTGCTGAATAAACTTAGAAGTCCAGTTGTCTAGGTCCCAGTAGAAAGAAAAAAGTCCGTTAAGAACTTCTGTGTTGGTAGCTTGGTCTGGGCGGGTTGGGAAATATTCTACTTGTGGTTTTGAGCCAGATGTGGCAGATACTTTGGTTTCAATAGTAGAAAACGCCATAGGAACAAAGGTATCAGAAATACCGTTATAGCCTACAGCTACACGCTCTGAATTGTATAATTTATACCAGTTTTCCCACTCATTATGATAAGAGGAGTCTCTGTAGTTCCAGCTAGACTGGTAATCGTTTACAATCTTCTTAACTTGTTCGTCTGATTTTTTATTAGCCACGTTTTACCATTGTTACCCAGTAATTGTATAGTATCATACTTTAGCTTATCTAGCATATTTCATGCGACGAGTTACTAGGTCCTGATTTACCCTTACTTCTGGTAGATTTGCTGGGCGTTGGTTCATCAGTCCGTATCGTAGTGCGTCGTATAAGTGGTCCTCTGCTTTAGTGTCAATATCTTCTGGCTTATTTATATCCACGGGCAGGTTGGGGAAAGTGCGAATAAAGTTGGTGCAGTTAGAAAATACCTGTAGCCCTGGTAATCCATCTGCTTGTGGAGCTAATGCTTCGTGTATAGCGTTTTTACCAGCTTTTCTGTCGTTGTTGGCGGGCTGGAAATGTAGATTAGAGCGTTCAAATATGGCGGCTATAGTTTCTCCAGTGTCGGCATTACCTATTTGTTTCCATAATGATGGGTCAGCTAGGCGTAATCTTATAATGTCGTCTGAGTCAAGCATTGACATTGTTTCTGCTTGTTTAGAGGCGGCCATAGCGTGTTCGTAAAACTCCTTATATAGGTAAGTTCGGTTGGTTGCTGGGTCTTTGGCGAGCCATACTCCAGCCGCCCAAGTGTTATAACCCCAGTCATAAGCAAACCATTTAAGCCAATGGGCTGGTATTGCGAAAGGTTGTACGACGTGGTAGGGTTTATCGTCTTTATCTCGGCGCCACTCAGTAAATGCCTGTCCACCAAACACATCCCAATCTCCATCTAATAAGGCTCTTTTAATATTTGGGTCGGCAGTAGCTTCTAATACCTTAGTATAGGATTTAACAAAAGCTTCTGATGGATGGTCGGTTACTTTGGCGGGTATGAATATTCGGGTATTTCCGTTCTTATCCTCGTATATTTCCTCTGGTGGTGCAATATCTATGAAATAGCTCTTTACCCAGCCATGACCCACTCCTCCAGGGTTGGTGGCCGCCATAACCTTTAATGGATGTTCGCCAGTAGAACGGACACGAGTCTTTAGGTATTCGTATTCGTCTTGAGTGAAGTGAGTAAGCTCGTCTATTAGTAATAAATGGATTTCGGCAGACTGGTATTTATATTTATCGGCGGGGTTTTCTAGGTAGGCTAACTGAATAACACTACCATTTGCAAAGTTAAAAGCCCTGTCTTGGGAGTTGTATTTAATTCCTTTGGTGTGTTCTGTATATTCGGCAGTCTGTTTATAAATCTCTGGTGTTACCGACTGTTTAAGTTCTGGTATTGTTTTACGAAAGACATAAACTCTTGCTTTTGGGTGTCTCATAGCATAAGTAACAGCTTCTCCAACTAATGCGGCAGTCTTTCCTCCTCCAGCCGCCCCACCATATAAGGTCTCAAAAGCTTCACTCATATGGAACTTAGTCTGTCTCTCGGATGCTGTATAATCGGGAATCCTAACTGTCTTTGCCATCTACGCGCTCCCCATCTATAATCTCTGACTTTGGTCTAGGAACTGAGTTCTCAAAGGTAACATGTACGTCCTGCTGGACTCTATCTATAAACATACCCTGTGATTTACCCATCAATTCCAAAGCTCTTAATTTATCTACATCTCTGTCTGCATTCTGCGCCACATCCTGAAAACCCTGATATATATGGTCTGGTCCATATCTCTGCAACTGTTGTTTTAATTCATTTATCCATGGGGTGTCTCTTACAATAGAGTTGGCATAACTCTTAGAATAGCCCGCCTTTATAGCAGAAGCCGATAGGTTACCAAAGC